TGTCAGCGCTGGTCTTGCCGACAGGGTCGGCAGTCTTGAAGGACTGATAGCCGAACTTTCCTCCCCACAGAAAAGCCCTCGCACAGAGGGCTTTTTTAATGCCCAAAACCAACCCCCATCAACACAGGAGAAAAAACCAATGGAAATTGAAACCTTGAAAAAAGATCACCCCGATCTCGTGGCGACAGTAATGCGCGAGGGCGCATCCGCCGAAAAAACGCGATTGAACGACATTCTTTGCAGCGAAGAAGCCAAAGGTCGCGAAAAGCTCGCAAAGGAAATGGCGTTGAATACCGACATTCACGCCATGGAAGCCCGACAGCTTTTGGCCTGCGCCCCTGTCGAAGAGCTGAAGGCAACGACCTCCTTTGAAAAGGTCATGTCTTCTATGCCCAACCCCGCCATCACGCCCGCCAGCGATGATGCAGTCAACGATGTCGATGCGGTCGCCAGCCGTATCGCTGCCGCCGTCTAACCTCACAACACAAGGAGAGAACCATGACAAAAACTGAAGGTTTTAAAGATCAGGGGGAATACACCCCTGACAATCTGCTGGCAGGCGAATACCCGCGCGTTGAGCGCGTGGTGACGATTGCTGCAGGCGCTGATCTGACCAAAGGCGCAGTCCTTGGCCGCATCACTGCCAATGGCAAATTCAAATTGAGTGCCTCGGCCAGTACCGATGGCTCTCAAACGCCGGATGCGGTCTTGGCTGAAAAAGCCAATGCAGCTGGTGGTGATGTACAAGCCGTTGCCTATTTCAGCGGCGAATTTAACGAACACGCTCTTGTTCTGGGCGCTGGTCACACGCTCGACAGCGTGCGCATCGCGCTACGGGCCAAGAACATCTATCTGCGCCGCAACCAGAAATAACCCGATCTTTCAAAAAGGAGAAAGCCCATGTCTATCGACATTTTCAATACCCACGTCCTGACCAAGGTCGTGGAAAAGCTGGAGCGTCCCAGCTCTTTTCTGCTCGACGTATTCTTCGGTCAGGAACAGACCGAGGATTCTGAAGAAATCCACTTCGACATCGATAAATCCAAGCCGAAGCTGACACCGTTCGTTTCACCGTTGGTGGCCGGTAAGGTCGTGGATGACGAAGGTTTCACCACCAAGAGCTTCAAACCCGCCTATGCCAAGGACAAGCGCCGCTTTGATCCCAATCGCCCGTTCAAGCGTTCGATTGGCGAAAAAATCGGTGGAACGCTGTCCCCGCAACAACGTCTCGAAGCGAACATCAACCGCACCCTGTCCAAGCAGCTGGAAAACCTGACCCGCCGCGAGGAAGTCATGGCTTCCGAAGCCCTGCGCACGGGGCGCATCACCGTCACGGGCGATGAATATCCGACCGTGGTTGTGGACTTCCAGCGTGATCCGTCCCTGACGGTGGGGCTGGCAGGCGGCAGCCGTTGGGGTGAAGCTGGTGTGAATGCGCTGGACAACCTCGAAGATTGGGTTGCCCGCATTCAGGAAAAATCCGGCGCGGTGGGTCGCACCGTGATTATGGATGCGCTGGCATGGCGTGTGTTCAAAGCCGATCCCAAGGTGGAAAAGCTGCTGGATATTCGCCGCCTGCGTGATGCGGCAGATCTGGCGCTGGGGCCGATTGCTTTCGGCCAAGGCAATGATCTGGCGCGTTATGTTGGCACAATCGGCGATCTGGATTTCTGGGTCTATAACGACCGCTACGTTGACGACAACGATGCCGTCCAGAAACTCCTGCCGGATTACACCGTGCTGATCGGCAGCCCGACCCAGCTGGAAGGCACGCGTTGCTACGGTGCGATCCAGGACGAAAAAGCCGGATATCGTGCGCAGCGCTTCTTCTCCAAGTCGTGGCTGGAGGAAGACCCTGCCGTGCGCTGGTTGCTGCTGCAATCCGCACCGCTGATCGTGCCTTACCGCCCGAACGCTTCGTTCTGCGCAACGGTACGCTAAGGAGGGATGGCCATGAAAATCACAGCGATCATCACTCTGCACGTTAACGGCAAAGACCATGCGCCTGGCGCGATGTTGGATATTGCGGACGATGAGGCCGAACGCCTCATCGCACGCGGTTTCGCAACGTCAGGACAGGAAAAGGCTGCGTCTGCACCCACTCCGGCAAAAACCGCCACCCCGCCTGCGGGCGGCAAACCCGCCCCGACGATTGAAGATATTGTCGAGGCGATTTCCGGCCTTGATCCTACCAAGGATTACGGCAAGAACGGCAAGCCGAACGTGGAGGCCATCGAAGCCTTGCTGGGCGCGAATATTACTGCCCAACAGCGTGACCAGGCATGGGAAATCTTCCAGAAAGATGGTAAGGAAGAATGAGCTTCCAAGCCTCAGCTTCCAAAGCGGTAGATGCGCTGTTCGCCAAATTCGGGCGGGCGGCGCATCTCGTCTTTCGGGATAATACCGAAGCGGATGCAACGGTCATTCACCGCTTCCCTGACAAGATTGTCGACGTCATGGACACGCGCGTACATACGGGGACAGATCTGTTTGAATTGCGCTTGTCGGAAATCGACCCTGCCAAGGCAATTTATCAAATCATCATTGATGGCAAAACCTATGTGGCGCAGGGCGAACCTGTGCGTGACCAACATGGGCTTGTGCTAAGGATCGAAGCCTATGCGTCTTAGTGCTGCCTTTGAAGGAAAGCTGCAGGAATACATGAAGGCGCAATTTATCACTGCCGAACGCGCCGTCACGATGGGTGTGCGGGAGGCAACGGATGGCTTGAAATTATCCATGCGCCGCCAGGTCACAAGCGCAGGCCTTGGTCAGCGTATGGCCAATACATGGCGCGGTGATAATTATCCGCGTGGACAGAACTCCATTCGCGCGGCAGGAATGGTCTATACCAAGGCAAGTCGCATCATGGAAGGCTTTGAAAGCGCGGCGGTCATTCGTTCAAAAGACGGATGGTGGCTGGCGATCCCGACACCGAATGCCCCGAAACGCGGCGTGGGCGGCAAGCGGATCAATCCGTCAAACTTTCCCGAACACTCTTTGGGAAGGCTGCGGTTCGTTTATCGCAGCGGCAAGCCGTCCTTGCTGGTGGTCGACAATGCCCGCGCGTCCTACAGCCGAAAAACTGGTCAGTTGCGAGGTTTTCGCAAAGCAAGCGACCGCGCGGTCAGCAAAGGGCAAGGCATCACCACCGTGGTGATGTTCTGGCTCGTGCCGCAAGTACAAATGAAAAGGCTCATCACGTTCGATGCGGAGGCGCGGCGCTGGTTCGACCGTTTGCCTCAGTTAATTTTGAAAAACTGGCCGGATTGAGGGCATTAAAAAAGTGACAGTACCTAAACCGTGAGTTTAGAAAAACGGTGATTTTTAATGAGATTGTTTATTTTTTACAGGATATTGGTAAATAAACTACCAGAAAAAATGAAAATATAAACAAGTATCTTGCATTTGTTTACTTTTATGCGTATATTGGTAGTATGACTACCAGTAACGAATCAAAAATAAACAAAATATTGCAGGCTGCTCCACCTGGTACGGTCTTGATGTCGTCATGGCTGGCCTCCCAAGGCTACAGCCTCGATCTACAGAAGTATTATAAAAAAAGTAATTGGCTGACCTCACTTGGTACGGGTGCATCTATACGTACGGGTGACAAGGTCGATTATTTTGGTGGGCTATATGCCCTGCAGACGCAAGCAGGCTTGTCAGTACATGTTGGCGGGCGCACGGCGTTGTCGCTAATGGGTCGCGGCCATTACGTAGATTTTTCTGGAGGCCGGACTGTTCTGTTTGGTGGGGCCAAAGAAAAATTGCCGATGTGGTTCCGCAAATATGATTGGGGAACGCGCATAGATTATTATGCGACATCGTTTATGCCTGAAAATATAGGGTTAGTGGATCTGGAACGTCCAGGCTTCACTGTCAAAGTGTCTAGCGCCGCACGTGCGATAATGGAGTGTCTCTATCTTGCGCCACAGAATCAGGAATTATTTGAGTGCTATGAATTAATGGAAGGGATGAATGATTTAAGACCTCAATCCGTTCAAGAGTTGTTGGAAAATTGTTCATCCGTGAAGGTTAAGCGCCTATTCCTTTATTTGGCAGAGAAACTTAAACATGATTGGCTTGAATTTGTCGATTTATCGAATGTGGATTTGGGATCAGGAACACGCAGCCTGGTTAAAAATGGCGTCTACATAGACAAGTACAAAATAACCGTACCGAAAGAGTTCGAGAAAAATGACCAACCCGAAATATAAGACACAGGTTAACATCCTGCTCACAGTACTTCCCGCTGTTTCCAAGGAGGAGTGCTTTGCCTTACATGGCGGGACGGCGATCAATCTGTTTGTTCGTGATATGCCACGTTTTTCAGTAGATATTGACCTGACTTACTTACCTATCGAAGACCGCTCCACCACACTGAAAAATATTGATGAAGCTTTGCAACGCGTTAAGGAGCGTATTCAAACTATGCTGCCACGTGCGCAAATACTCTATAAAGCTGAAACAGCGAATCTAGTTGTCCGACATGATGGGGAAGAAATCAAGATCGAGGTCAATCTTGTTGGTCGCGGTACACTTACGCCGCCAACACGTATGATCCTGTGTGAAACGGCGCAGGCTATGTTCGACCGCGCTCCAGTAATTCAGGTTGTTCCTGTTGGCCAGATTTACGGTGGAAAGATTTGCGCAGCATTAGATCGCCAGCATCCGCGTGATCTGTTCGACGTCAAGCTACTGATGGAAAACGAAGGTTTTTCTGACGCAGTTCGCGAGGGCTTTCTTCTCTGTCTATTGTGCAGTGACCGTCCGATTAACGAGGTTCTGGTACCGAATTTCCAAGATCAACGCCAAGCCATGGAAAACCAATTTATGGGCATGAGCGATGAGCCTTTCACTTATGAGGACTTCGAGCGCACTCGCGAACAGTTGGTCAAAACAGTCAATCAAAGTCTGACAAAAACTGACAAGGAATACCTGCTCAGCGTAAAAAACTGCGAGCCGGATTGGAGCATATACGATTTCGAACGTTTCCCTGCCGTACAGTGGAAGTTGCAAAACTTACGCAAACTAAAAGAAAGTAACCCTAAAAAGCATCAAGAGCTTTATGATGCTCTTAAAAAGAAACTTGAAGAACAATATGACTGATCGCCTACTTGAAAATAATTACCTTCAGATAGCAGATACAATGCGGTCACCAGAAGATATGTTTATACCGGATCAAAGAGGTCTATCTGGTTTTGAAACAACAAATATAGAAAGTTGGTACAGGTTAATAAATGAAAAAATTAGCGTATCAGAGAATGTACCATTGGATATTAAAATCCAACTAGAGAATATAAAAAATCTTTTATTGTATTCCTGGTGCGTCTATCGGTTTGGAATGGTTGCGGCAACACAGTCTTATAATGCCATTGAATTAGCGCTTAATCTCATATTGGAAAGCAACAAGATAAAGCCCGAAAATGGGATGGACTGGAAATTCAAAAAATCTATTGAGCTAAATTTGATACCAAAAGATTCCTATGATAAAGAAATTGCTGGAATTAAAAAAATGAGAAATGACGCCAACCATGGGAGCAATAGCTTGTTACCACCATTGGCAATGTTAAAAATGTGCGAAATATGCACCGGAGTTATAAATAAATTATACGAGAAATAAAATTATGACATCGAAACGAGAACAGGCCCTTGCGGGTCTTTTTTTATGCCTGAAAGACAACGTCACAGGGCTTTCCGTCCTGCGAAATGAGCCGTTGCCGACCAAGGTTCCTGCCGAGGGGCTGTTGATCTTGCGCGACGGTGACCCAGGGGAGCCAGAAGTAACCTTGTCACCACCACGCTACCATTATCAGCATCGCGCCGAGATTGAGGCGCTGGTGCAGCACGGTGGCCAGGTACAGCGCGATGCGGCTCTGGATGCTTTGCTGAAAACGGTGGCGCAGGCGCTGGACGGTCAGACCAGTCTCGGCGGTCTTGTCGATTATCTGCATATCGAAACGCCGGATTTTCTGTCCGAAACCGTCGAGGGTGCGCCGACCATCAAAGCGGCGGTCGTCCCCGTCATCCTTGAATACTCAACCTCTAACCCGCTCAATTAAAGGAGAAACACCATGTCTCGTGCATATGGGTGGAACGCCCGCCTGATCATCGGTTTTGAAACCGTCTATGGAACAGCCCCCGCTTCGGGGGCTTTTCATTTAGTACCCTTCGTGTCCAGCGATCTGGACTCGGCACAGGGACTGATTGAATCGAACGTCCTCGGCCTTGGCCGTGATCCAACCCAGCCTTATCAGGATGTGATCAACGTGGATGGCGATATCGTCATTCCCGTTGATCTGCGCAATATCGGACATTGGCTTAAAGCCGTGTTCGGTGAGCCGACAACCACAGGCGCTGGGCCGTACACCCACGAATTCAAATCGGGTGGCGTGACGCTGCCGAGCCTGGCCGTTGAAGTCGGTATGCCAGAAATTCCTGATTTTCCGCTGTTCACCGGCGTGCGTGCCAATTCGATGGCCTTCAATTTCCAGCGTAGCGGCGAGGCACAGGTGACCATCAACCTGATTGGCCAGGGCGAAACCCCGCAAGTCGCCACGCGCGATGCCAGCC